CCGCCGCGGCGTGCCGCGCGTGCCGACCAACGAGGAGCGCCTGCGCGCCTACCGTGCGCTCGGCCCGATCCAGCTGGGCAACGCCCTGCCCTGGAAGTGGCACAAGCAGTACGCCGCCGAAGCTGTGCCCGGCGTCGACTACGACCAGCAGCTGCGCGAAGGCTTCGCGCTCAAGTACGGGAGCAAAGCATGAACATCGACACCATCGCCCTGGCACTGCTGGCGGCCAAGCAGAAGATCGCCGCCGCGCAGGCCGAATACGACCACCTGCTTGGCCAGTGGCTCGCCATCGCGCCGACCAAGAACGAAGGCGCCGTGCAGTCGGTCGGCAGCCAGTACCGCATCACGACGACCTACGGCGTCAACCGCACGGTGGACCAGGCGGCGCTGTCGGCATCGTGGGACGCCCTGCCCGAGGGCATCCGCAACGTGTTCCCGGTCAAGCACGGCCTGGACCTGCGCGAGCTGCGCCACTGGCAGAACAACAACCCGGACGAATACGCGCGCTACATCGCGCCGGTCATCACCGCCAAGCCGGCCAAGCCTTCGGTGAAGGTGGAGGCGCTGGGCGCGATGAAGGAGGTGGCGTGATGCGTGTCGTGGCCGTAATCAGCAAGGACGGCAAGGCGCTGTTCCGCTATGTCATCAACTGGGATGACTTCAAGCAGCGGAAGGTTTTTGGCCGCCAGGCCGAAGCCGCGCTTCGCGACGGATGCACCGTCATCACCCGCCCGATCCACGACGCCAAGGAGCCCCGCTAATGGCCATCTCCCTTTCCAGCATCTCCCGCACCACCCGCAACAGCCTGCCGCCCCGTGTGGTCGTGCACGGCGACGGCGGCGTGGGCAAGTCGACGTTCGCGGCCGGCGCCTACAAGCCGGTGTTCCTCCCGTTCGAGGACGGCCTGTCGGGCCTCGAGGTCGACGCGTTCCCGCTGCTGCGCAGCTACCAGGAGGCCGTCGACGCGCTGGCTGCGCTGGCGTCCGAGCAGCACGACTACGGCACCGTCGTGGTGGACAGCCTGGACTGGCTGGAGCCGCTGGTGTGGGAGAAGGTCGCCCGCGACCACGGCAAGAAGTCCATCGAGGAGATCCCCTACGGCAAGGGCTACGCCGAGGCGCTGCCGCTGTGGCGGACGCTGCTCGACGGCCTGAACCACCTGCGCGAGACCCGCGGCATGGCGATCATCCTGATCGCGCACAGCCAGATCAAGCGGTTCGAGGCGCCGGATTCGGAGCCGTTCGACCGGTACGAAATCAAGCTCCACCGCGGCGCCAGCGCGATGGTGCGCGAGTGGGCCGACATCATCGGATTCGCGCACCACGAGACGGCGATCAAGAAGGACAGCAACGGCTTCACCACCCGCGCGCGCGGCGTGGGCACCGGCCGGCGTCTGCTGCGTGTGGTCGAGACGCCCGCGTGTGTGGCGAAGAATCGCTACTCCTTGCCCGACGTGCTGCCCCTTTCGTGGGACAGCCTGTTGAGCGCGATGAACCCCGCCGCGCAGGCGGCGTGATCAACGGGGCGCCTGACGACGCGACGGCCCCAGCCCCACCCTTCAACCCCGCAACAAGAGGAAAGCACCATGGCACTGATCGGCCATTTCGACGCCACCAACGTGGCCCCCAGCGAGGATTTCTCGCCCATCCCGGTCGGCGAGTATTCGGCGCACATCGTCGACTCCGACGTCAAGCCGACCAAGAACAACACCGGCCACTACGCCGAGCTGGTGTTCGAGGTGACGGCCGGCGAGTTCAAGGGCCGCAGGGTCTGGACCCGCCTGAACCTGGACAACCCGAACCCGAAGGCGGTGGAGATCGCCCAGCGCGAGTTGTCGGCCATCTGCCACGCGGTCGGCGTGCTGCAGGTCACGGACACCCAGCAGCTGCACTACAAGCCGCTGGTGATCCGCGTGGACATCGAGGAACGCGACGGCTACGGCCCGCGCAACGTCATCAAGGCGTACAAGGCGGCGCCGGGTGGCCAGGGAAACGCGCCCAGTGCGGCCCCCAGTGCCGCGGCTGCGAGCAGTGCGTCCCATTCTAGCGCCGCCCCGCCGTGGGCGCAGAAGGCGGCGTAACGCTGCGACGCGAGCCCGGCGCGTAATCCGGGCTGACCTGCGGGGCGAATGCGCAGGCTGATGCGCTGACGAAAGAAGACGCTGGACGGCATAGCCGGACGATGCGAACGCCGGAGATCAGCACCGGCCGCCCCACCCTTTCACCGGAGACAACCATGGCCACCCTACCCGAACGCCCGCAGTCGCAGACGGTCACTGCCATCTACTCCTGGTGGGCGGGTAAGCCGCAGCGGCCCGGCCGGCGCCTTGGCGCCAGCCAGATCGGCGAGGAATGCGAGCGCCGCCTGTGGTACTCGTTCCGCTGGTGCCAGCGGCCCGAGCTGGAGCCCGATGGGCGCATGAAGCGCCTGTTCAACCGCGGGCACCGCGAGGAAGCGGTGTTCACGGAGGAACTGCGTGGCATCGGCTGCGACGTGCGCGACATCGATCCCAGCACCGGCGAGCAGTTCACCTTCACCGCCGTGGGCGGGCACTTCGTCGCCAAGATCGACGGCGTGGCACTTCGCGTGCCCGAGGCGCCCAAGACCTGGCACAACCTCAGCTACAAGACGGCAAACGCCAAGAGCTGGGCCGAGCTGAGCAAGAAGGGCCTGCAGGCCGCGCAGCCGAAGAACTGGGCGCAGAACCAGGTGGAGATGCACCTGGCGCAGCTGACCCGGACGCTGTTCCTCTCGGTCAACAAGGACACCGACGAGATCTACGCCGAGCGCGTGAGGTACGACGAGGCGGAGGCCGCCCGCCTTCTGGCGAAGGCCGAGCGCGTCATCTACGCGCCCGAGCCGCTGGCGAAGCTGAGCAACGATCCAGCGTTCTACAAATGCAAGATGTGCCCCATGTCGCCGACCTGCCACGGCGAAGCCCTGCCGCCGGTGTCGTGTCGCACGTGCTTGCACGCGACCCCGGAGCCGGATGGCGATGGCCGCTGGTCCTGCGCGCGCTTCGGCTGCGACGTGACCACCGAGACGCAGCGCGCCGCGGGCGAGCAGTGCCCCGAACATCGCTACATCCCCGCCCTACTCGCCAACTGGGGCGAGCCGGTCGACGCCAGCGAGGCCGAGAACTGGGTCGAGTACCGCGCGCCCGATGGTCTCACCTTCCGTAACGGGCCGTGGGGCGTGGGCAGCTACACCAGCAAGGAGCTGGTCAACGCCAGCCCGGCGCTGCTGCGGCACGCCGAGTTCCTGGCGATCCGCGAGCGGGTGAACGGGCAGGTGGTGGAGTTTCAGTTGGATAAGGAGGCGGCATGACCCGCCACCGCTGGACCCCCGACTGGGACGCCAACCTGCGCCAGCTATACCCGGACATGGTGACGCGCGAGGTGGCCGAGGTGCTGGGCCTGCCGATTTCCGCTGTCCGGAACCGGGCGCAGAGACTGGGCCTCAAGAAGTCCGAGGCGTTCCACCAGCTCAAGCCAGGCGTTTTCCGGCCAGGGCACGACACATGGAACCGGGGCAAGAAGGGCGTGACCGGCGTGCAGGAGGCGTGCCGGCGTACCCAGTTCAAGGGCGGGATACGCGGGCAGGCGGCCTACAACTACCGCCGCATCGGATCGCTTCGCATCGCCTACGGCGTGCTGCAGCGGAAGGTCACGGACGACCCCGGCCTCAAGGGCTGCCGGAAGTGGCAGCCGGTCCACCGCCTGGTGTGGGAGGCGGCAAACGGGCCGGTGCCCGAGGGGCATGTCGTGGTGTTCAAGCCCGGCCTGCATACCACCGTCGAGCACGAAATCACGCTGGACCGGATCGAGTGCATCACCCGCGCCGAGAACATGCGGCGCAACAGCTACCACACACGGCTCCCGCCGGAGGTTGCCAAGCTTGTGCAGCTTCGCGGCGCGCTGAACCGAAAGATCAACAACCG